TTAATGTCATCAGCCGGTACGGTTTCTGTCGATGGAACAATAATACCGTTAAGGTAGTTCCTTTCGTCTAGCTCAAGGTCAGAGTTAGGTGTGTTAGTTACTGTGTATTCGATTACACTTTGTGATTCTTTTGAGTCACTTCCGTAGAGATTAATATTCCCTCCGCTTATTTTAACTTGTTTTCGGTTAGCATCGGAAGCAACAGACAACACATCATAAGAAGTAGTTCCTTTGCTGGGTCCTTCTATTATACGAGCAGTCCCTAATCTTGCTGCGTCAGTAGAGGCAACAGTAACTGGGCATTGCTGGGTTAGCGTAGCGATTACGTATGTTCCAAAATCTTCTACAGAATCAACAACACCTAAGTAGCGTTCAGTGATAGTGGCCTTTGTTCCTGTCTCAAGGTTAAACGCAGAGATAGAATGCTGTGTGCTTTCTATGGTTGTGCTGGCCTTACTGTTAACTATAACAACATACCTTTCGTCATTGTCCCTCTGAATAAAGTGAACCTTAGACGCTTGGTTAAGCGCAGAGTTATCACTAATGCGTGCAACGAACTCACTTGAAGGGCGCTTCTGAAGACCGTCCACAACACTTGGTAGAGCGTTTAGTTGTTCCTCGCATTGACCTGAGAAGCGAACAGCGTCAGGCTGTTGAGAAACCCCTTGGATAAGGTTAGTTACAGAAGTGTTAATTAAGGGCATTAGTAGATATTGTAGTTGCGCTGAACACCGATACGCCGATAGACATCCTCGCTGTCGAAGATGGTGCGGTCAGAAGATTGAGAGTCAAGCTCAAGAAGACGAGCGCGAGCTTGCATTTCGTCTAGAGCGATGAGTGATTGCAGCTCGGTGCTGCCTACCATGCGGCCTTGGAATAGCCTAGAAGCACGTAAAGTGATGTAACGTCGAGCAACTTCTGTAAGTTCGTCCCAGTCTAGCTGGACGGTGAGGTCGACTTTGATTGTCTCAGTGAACACATCAGTGCGGTCTTTGCGGTTATACAAATACAAACCCCTCTGAACGACATCATTACGGGTGTCGGTCGCGTCTACGAATAGCGTGTTGTCGGGAAGCTTAAGTTTACCAGAAGCTTCTTTTACGGGTTCGTAATCAGTTACGGTATTAAAGTGCCACTCTTCGGTTTGCACTTCTTTTGAAACTTCACGGAGAACAACTAAAGCGGTGCTAGCTGAGATTGGAAGTGCTGCTTCATTTGAGATTGAGTTTATGGGTGCTTCACCAATATGCCCAAGCATTTGGTTTACGCTTTCTAGTTCGGTAGTGAGAGCCATTTGATTATTTAGAGTTAGCAACGCCAGCGTTTAAGAGCCAACGCCTTTCTTGTAGGACGACCCTTCTTGTCTTTCATGGGTCCTTTAACGCCTGACATGCGGGCGCAAAACGAACGCTTACGAGCTGCTCGTTTTCCTTTAGGTTTTTTCTCCGTTACCGGAGCTTTGAGTTTAGAGCCAGTCTTACGATTATAGTAGTCTCGTCCCTTTTTGTTGAGACCTCCTTTCTTAGACTTATGTTTGATTCGTAGGTTTGCTCTTTTCTTCATAAGAAAAAAAGGGGCCTCCAAAGATTACTCTAAGGAGACCCCTAATAGGTTAGTTGATTAAGTAATAACACTCACAGCACCTTCTGGGCGAAGAATACCATGACCCATTGCATACTTAGCAAGCATGAGGGTGGACTGCTTAGACATCGAGTATTCAGACTCAACAGCAAGGTCCATGAGCTTAACAGTTCCGATAGCTGACTTGTGTCCAGCAACGAACTCAAGAGTGTTAAGACCAGCGTCAAGGTAGCCTTTACCAGCCGTTCCGCCATCAGCGTCATCGAACGGGTTGTTAGCTGCGTTCACGTCATCTCCAGTTACACTAGTAATAGCAATGTCGTTAAGGTGATTAGAGCTGTAAATCTTAATACCAACAAGCTCCAGAACCTTACCAGAAGCAATGCTACCAGCGCCACCGAAGTCGCGGTTGATTGCAGCGCTGTCGCTACCCGCAAGCAAGTAGTAAAGCTCAGGTGTCAGAATAACAAAACGGTCCTCAGATGGGATGTCTTGCTCGTCCAACTTCTGTGCAATAAGACGGAAGGTTTGGATAAGCTTACCAGCATCGCCAAGGTCAGCAGGCGCTCCAGCGGTAGTACCCAAGTTGATAACAATACCTTGGTCAGCATCAGGGTTAGCGCGGGCGGCAGCGTTAACCTGAGAAGCGGCCACGAGAGTTCGCATGGTCGCTAGGTCGAAACGCTTAGAAAGCGCACGTCCCAACTCGGTGCTATACGCAGACCGAACGTCGTAGTGATTTTTTAGTTCATCGATGTTAGCGATTGAAGTCGCTGCAATGAGAACGTCATCAATGGTGATGATGCGCTCTTTGTGCTCGATATTTGAGCCATACTCTGACCCGGAAGGTCCGGTAGTGATTCCTTTTTCAAAGATGTCATCACCGGGAGTATGATACTTCGCAGTAGCTTTACCCATTGTTGGGAACTGCGCCGATTTACCGCTCGAAATAGTTCGAACAGTATGTAATTCCTTCATAACGTTTGTTTCTTCGAACGTTGTTAGAACTTCGTTTGAGAACACTTTGAGAAACAAAGCGTTTGCATCGCCAGTCAGAGCCGATTGGCCTAAGCGTGACGGAGCGATTTGTCCATTAGCCATAATATTTTAATAGTTTGAGTTTAGTTTTTTTTGGGTTCTTCGTTAGTTACGGTTTCGTTCACTCGTTAGCGTTATCCTTTCGGGCGCTTCGGTTACTAGTTAACTTTCCCAACTAGAAATTCTTCAATGCCGCTAGCGTAACTAGACGCTAACAGTCTGTAGTCAGAGAACAACTCACAGTCTTGTCTGTTGTCTCCGAAAAATGGTTCACATAAAACAGTAGGGATGTAGTCGTTTTCAGCAAACAACAAACCCCGGTCACCTTTGTTGAGACCTTTAGTTCCTCTGTCTATTGTGTCAAAATCTGTTAATACCCAGAACTGTAGTTCTTCAGCTAGCCTTTTGCTTTTGCTGTTTGGGTTGTTGTAAAGCATAGAGCATCCTTTGGCTCTGCCTGTGTAAGCGTTAAAGTGAAGCTCAAGGGCTAGGTCAGCTCCGTCTTCTTTTAGCTTACTCTTTATGAAATCCATAGCCTCACGGTAAGTCTTCCCCTCATAAGAAGAATACACCTTACTGTCAATACCTCGGTAGGTAAGTTCTTTTTTAAGGGCTTTGGCTACTTTGCTGTTGTATTTCCACTCACTGTCGCCTTTTACGTTAACAGCCCCTCTGTCTCCCTTCCGGGAGTGACCAACACAGATAGCGACTAATTCATCGCGCTTCAAGCTCGGCTGCGTATCGTAGAAGGTCTCCGATTGTCTCCCTTTCTTCAGCAGAGAAAGAATGCGCTTCAAGACGTTCAATAAAAACTGGAATTTCACTTTTCTTTATCACCGCGCACCCACTCATCAATACGGTCGTCCATACGAGAGCGGCGGCTGCTTTTATAATGTTTGGTATATTCGTCACGAATCTCAAAAAACATGTCAGCAAGTTTAGGGAAATGCAAGAGAAGGGAGACGATAAGCTTAATCATTTCTTACGGGAAACTTTAGCAGACTTGGTGTTAGATACAAACTGCTTACCTTTAGCTCCTTGTTTCTTTTTCTTGCGAGCGGTAGCAGCTCTTTGCTTAATCGTGAGTCTTTTAGCTTTAGCTAACGGAAGGCATCTGTCTGGGTTCTTCTTGTTTTTAGAAGTTCCACAAGGGCCTTTTATCTTACCGTCCGTTCCTATACGCACCCATTTCTGTTTGCGCCACTTAGCTAACTCACCCACGTTTCTTTTTAATTTTTAGTTTAGACCTTTTACCCTTACCGTATTTAGGGTCCTTACAGTATTTTGAAGCAGCCATGTTAGCATAGGCGCTGGGATATTTATCGAACGTGCGCTTAGCCCATGCAATTCCTTTGGGACATATTTTAGCCATGCTTCACCTGAAGGTTATTTGTTTCTTCACTTCTTCTTAATAGAAAGACTAGACTTCTTAGCTGCTTTCTTAGCTGCTTTCTTAGCTGCTTTTTTCCCAGCAGGAGTGTATGGGTATTTTTTTTTTCCAACTTTAGGCATGGTATTACTTGTTAATGGGTTAGTTTTTGTCCTTGGCGTTTCCAACATTAAGGGCAAGCCAGTCAACAATCTTGTATAGCTTAGAGGCCCACCCGTCATCAGTCGGTGTCGGCGTTAGAGCTGCAATAGCTGAAGCTGCTGCAACAATAGCGGTAAGGGTGCTAATGAGGGTGTCTTTGTTGTCAATTAGGTAATTAATAATATTCATTTTTTATATCATGGTTGATATTGCAAGACGGCGCTCAACTTCTTTGCGATACGCAGGGTCAACCTCGTAACGCTTTTTGCCTCTAGCGTCTCGTTCAGCCATTGCTGCCAAGACTTGAGCGCGGCTTTCAAAGGCTGATTCTCCAGACCCTTTGGTTCCTCCTTGAATAAAAGAAGAAGGACTAACACCGTTAGCCTCTTCATACTTAGTCTTAATCCAGTCTAGAGCTAACGAGGCTTGCTCATCAGTTCCTGTTTCAAGTGCTTTGTTGTATGCTTCAAGTTGGTTTTCACTAAGAGCTTCAGAGGCCCACTCAGAGATTTGCTCGTAAGCCTCACGGCCTCCGATTTCACTCAACAACTCAGCCTCTCCAGAAGCCTGTAGGGCTTGTTGTCCTTCGATATACGAGTCAACGAGGTTGCGGCTAAGACCGCTAGCCTCAAGTGTTTTATAGGTGTCTTCGCTTAGTTGACCTTGGTCTGAAAACTCATCAGAAGCAGCGATGATTGCCGAAGTCTGAGAGTCTTCATCTGTAGATTCTTGAACCTCAGTTGGAGGTAAGTCCTCTTGTTGTTCTTGAGTATTAGAACCTAACTTGCCTTCAAGGCTGTTGTAGGCGTTAGCTAAGTCCTCTGGTGTTTTGAACTTATCAGGAAGCCACTCTGGACGGTTGTCAGCTTGGACTTCTTGTTCTTGAATAGCGGCTGCTTCCTCTTCTAAAGAGATTTGCTCGCTTTCTGTTTTATCATTAATGATGTGGGTGTCAGCCATTTTTTCTATTGTTGTTGTTGAGGTGCCTCTTGCTCAGCCATTGCGGCTTCGTTCGAGACAGATTCTTTAGCGATGTTGCCTAAGGCTGCTACGCCCTGAGGCGCTGCTTTTTCTGCCAAGGACATCATCTGAGCTTGTTGTGCTTCTTGTTGAAGTTCTTCTTGCGTCTTAATAAGTCCTCTGGTCTTGATTCCAAGACTAGTAGCTCTGCGTTTGAAGTATTCTTCAACATTAACAAACTGACCGATAGCTTGTGGTCCAACCACTTGTGCAGCTCCAGCCAAGAACAAATCTAATTTCTGAAGGTCGTTTCCTCTACCAAGAGCTTCTACTCCTGTGATGATTACAGGCTTAACCAAGTCTTTCGGAAGGTTAGGCATGCGCTTCTTCTTGGCCATGATGTCCATGACCCGGTTGACCATAGGAAGCTGAAGTTCGTTACTAAGAAGCGAGTAGAGTCCACCTAGTGCAGACTCAAGCTCCAAGGTGAGCATTCTAATCTCTTCTGCTGTAACACGCTCAGCTTGCCTAACAACTCCTGAGGTGAGCAGGAAGGCTTGCCCAAGTCGCTCTTTGATGCTGTCAGCGGTTTGCGCTGCGATACTGAAGTCTGCTGCCTTGTTAAGCTGCAACACAGAAACATCGTTGGTGTTTCCTTGGGTTATTGCACCGTTAGGGCTTTCAGCGAGAGTCTTAGCTCGTGTGGTTCCGTTAGGATTAACTAGGAACAACACTTTAGCAGCCGCTGCTGAACCTTCAACAATAGCTTGGGTGAGAGTCTCTAGGCTGATTAAATCACCAAGATACTCTTCTACATATCCCCTACCATAATCTTCCCCGTCAATCTTAGAGAAACGAAGAGGGATATACGGTAGTTTTTCTTTACTGAAGGTTCCCACAGAGCCTTCTACAAGCGTTCCTTTGACCTCTTGTCGGACTGACCACTTCTTGCCCTGTAGTTCAACACAGGTAAATAGGTCACAGTTACGACCTAAGGTGTCGCCGTCGATAAGCCCAGCGGCTTCCTTTACATTGTCGGGAAGTGTATTGTAGTCGAGAGTCTCTTTTGTGATAATCTTAAAAGGATTACCCATAGGGTCACGCTTGATAACAAAGCGGTCCAAATGGAACACACGCATACCCCCCTCCTCCGGGATGTAGCACAGTGCATTACCAGTTACGATTAAGTGTTTGAGAAGTTCGTGAACGCCTACACGGTAGGACTGTTTACTAATCTCTTCCATGACCGACTCCTCAACACGTTGAAGAGCGACTTCCATTTCTGAGATAATCTCTTGGGTTGCGCCTTCTTGGCGCAGTTTTGGTTCGTCAAAGTTAAGACGGAAAAACGGGGCATTAGGAGCCAATAAGGCTAGTAGTAACTTGGATGCTAAATTGTTGACCCCTCTTGCTCCAATGCCCTGAAAGGGTGTTTCTAAACGTGAATGAGAATTATGACCATCTTCCGGCATTACATACGGAAGGGTAAGTTTAGAGGCTTGACGCGCTCTGTCTAAAAAAGAGTGCCTCTCACTCTCTAAAGAAATGTATTGAGACTCGATTGAAGTTCCGTTCATTAAAGTGTTTCTTCTGCTTCAGGTTTAATTGATAAAAATTCTAGTTGGGTTAACTCTTG